TTATAAAAACTAACTCAGAGGCGGAAGGGTGTGGGACGCGTTGGAGAAGGGATAGAAGTAACGGCTGTACTATGATACTTATGTATGAGGTACTTAGCAGGTCGAATAGGACAAGGAAGGAGAGGTTGGAAGGGAAGTCAGGACTATTGAGAATGATCAATATGATGTGGAGAAGAGATCATTTATAAAAACTAACTCAGAGGCGGAAGGGTGTGGGACGCGTTGGAGAAGGGATAGAAGTAACGGCTGTACTATGATACTTATGTATGGGGTACTTAGCAGGTCGAATAGGACAAGGAAAGAGAGGTTGGAAGGGAAGTCAGGACAAAAAGCAAATTTGAAATGAAACCTTCGAAATTTAAAAAACTCATCCAAAAACCATTGAGGTTTCACCATCAAGATATTCATGAAGAATTAGACGATATTAGAAATGAACTTAAACACATTAACAATACGCTGCAAGTCCTGCAGCAAGGAGTTGAAGAGCTCCTCAAAGCAAATCAGTTGCGGATGCCCAAATCAGGCAACGATTTATGGTGATAAGATTTCTGCAGTAGATCTTTCACAAATCGTTGTCACTGAGGGCTTGACAAAGAAAAAATCCTATGGTATACTAAGTCAAGATGATCTCGCTTTTCAGGAAGCGAGGCGTCAAAGAAAAGTTAAAAAACTTGAATTTGAAATTCGCTAATGTGGAGACTTTGGTGCAAAGCGTTAGGTGAAAAAGCTTCTGATAAAATTCATGAAGCAGATTATGTAGCAATTATTCGTACAATAATCTTTGCTACATACTTTATAACAAATGCATTCATTATTGCAGGCGTTATAAGACATTGGAATGACAATGAATGGAAGCGTGGCCGAGTGGTTTATGGCAGTAGTCTTGAAAACTACCGTGTTAGTAGCACCGTTGGTTCGAATCCAACCGCTTCCGCCTTGGGGAATTAGCTCAGTTGGTAGTAGCACTTGCTTTGCAAGCAAGATGTCATCGGTTCGAGTCCGATATTCTCCACCACGGGGTGTAGTATAATGGTAGAATGCCGCTTTTGGGAAGCGGAGGCGAAAGTTCGATTCTTTCCACCCCGACTAGGCACTTGACAAAAGTGCCTTTCTATCCTATATTAGAACAGTAAACATTCAACATCAAATGTCTCGCAGTCCATTCTTTTCTAAGTTCAAGACGGACATCAAAAAACTTACTGCTGCCGTCGAAGGTACTCTTTATCTCGATGAAGAATATCCAAAACTTTATGAAAAGCTTTATAAATACTACAAGTCTCGTAACGTTTATTTTTACGATGATAATGAAAAAGATTATAATGTAATTCTTGATAATCTTGAATATGATTTAATGGATGCAGGTGTTCTAGTGTAAGTCATGGAGAGACTATAAAAACCCTGGTCGGGAGCAACCCAATGCCTAAATCTAGTATACTAAGATACTTAGGCAATATTCTTCTTATAGTTGGATATCAAATCATGCTATGGGGAGATTTTCGTTATGGATTACTTATTAAGTGTGTTGGTGGTATTTTAACAATACCTTTTGCAATTAAGCTTAAACTCTATGACGTTTTAGTCTTATGTGGATTTTTCTCCATAAACGAAATTGCAAAATTAATAGATTTGTTTTCTTGATTTTTTAAAAAAATCAAGTGGTGGAACCAAAAGACCCCCTAGGTTTCCAATTTCCTTAAAAAATTGGTGGTGCGGATGGGGAATTTTTCTCCGCCTGGTTTCCAATTTCCAGTCAAAGAATTGGTGGCGAGCCTGAAAATTTAATCTTAAGAAAATGAATTGTACATGTGTACGTAGGGAAAGACCTTGGGGTTGGTACGAGACTATTGATCAAGGACCAAATCATAAAGTTAAACGAATTTATGTTAAACCTAATGAAAGGTTCTCCCTTCAGTATCATAATGATCGAATGGAACACTGGGTTATTATCGAGGGTTCTGGTCTTGTTCAATTGAACGAGTATACTGAATGGGTTCATCCTGGAAAACATTTTCATATTTCAATCAACTCCCGTCACCGCATGACTGCTGGTGACGCTGGAGTTCTTTTTATAGAAGTTCAATATGGGGATACATGTCATGAAGATGACATTGTGCGATTGGAAGATGATTATGGTAGAATAGGTAGTGAGTATTATACAGACTGATGTTTTTAGTTACTGGCGGTGCAGGATTTATCGGCAGTAACTTTCTTCATTATATGAGGAAGGTTACTAATGAAAAAGTCATTGTTCTAGACAATTTAACTTACGCTGCGGATCTTGGGTTTATTCCCGATGATCCGCAGTTTGAGTTTGTTTGGTGTGATATTACAAATGAAAACCATGTAGACTATATCTTTAAAAAATATAAACCACGCAAAGTATTTCACTTTGCTGCTGAAAGTCATGTAGATAATTCTATTACAAACTATAGACCTTTCTTAGAATCCAACGTTGTTGGTACAATTAATCTTCTGAATGCTAGTCTAGCAGTTGATATTCAGAAGTTTCATCATATCTCCACCGATGAAGTTTATGGTTCGTTGGAGTATGAAGATGTAGAATTATTTACTGAAGAAACACCTTATGATCCCAGGAATCCATACAGTGCCAGCAAGGCTGCTTCCGATCACTATGTCAGAACCTGGCATAACACTTATGGATTACCTTATCTCATTACTAACTGTAGTAATAATTATGGTCCTCATCAGCACATTGAAAAACTCATTCCAAAAGTAATCTTCAACGCACTTAAGGATGAAGTAACTTATATGTATGGCGGTGGACAGCAGATTAGGGATTGGTTGTATGTTCATGATCACTGCCGTGCTATTTGGATGCTTGAAGAACATCGGGTAATGAATGATCGATTCAATATTGGTGGTAATTGTGAATTACAAAATATTGAAGTAACAAAAAAGATTTTAGATATTCTTGGTAAACCCCACAGTTTGATTGGAGTATCAAATCATCGCCCTGGGCAGGACAAAAGATATGGAATGAGTTTTGAAAAACTTACTCAACGAACTGGTTGGATTCCACACATGGATTTTGATCAAGCACTCAAAATGACAATTGATTGGTATTTAAAGAAATGATTTCTCTATACGGTGGCACTGGATTTGTTGGTGGAAATTTTAAAAGGATGTATGATAGTTGCATAGAAATGCAACGAGAAGATCGTAAACCGAAGACAAACGATATTTTATATTTCATTTCAACAGTTGACAATTATAATGTTCATGATAGAATTACACTTGATGTAGAGACTAATCTAAAAGTCCTATGTGAAGTATTAGATCACTGTCGATCTGAAGACATTACATTTAATTTTATTAGTTCTTGGTTTGTATATGGTAAAACTCCATATATGCCAGCAAAAGAAGATGCACGTTGTGAACCAACTGGATTTTATTCCATTACCAAACGTTGTGCAGAACAACTTATCATGTCGTTTGCAGAAACTTATGGAATGAAATATCGTATTCTTCGTTTGTGTAATGTTCTTGGTGCAGGAGATCAAAAAGCATCTAGAAAAAAGAATGCTATTACTTGGTTGGTTGATGAACTGAAACTTGATCATGATATCAAACTGTATAACAATGGATCACATTGTCGAGACGTTATGCATGTTCAGGATGTATGTCGTGCTATTAAGTTAGTTATGGATAAAGGAGATCTGAACGAAACTTATAATATCGGATCTGGAAAACCAACGTCAGTTGGAGAGATTATCCATCTTGCTAATCACTATATAAAGTCGAAAGGTAAAATCGAGAATATGGAACCTCCAGTATTCCATAAAAATGTTCAGACAGAAAACTTCTGGATGGATACTAAAAAACTCGAAGCACTGGGATTTGAACCAAAACTTTCTTTAGAATTCATTGTTAAAGATTTATGTCTGTAACTGATAAAGTATCAAAATTTATTTCACAACTTCAACGTGATAAGGAAAATCTTTTTCCATATCTAGCAAATAAGAACTGGAAACGTGGTGATCAAATTTTTTATTCTGGTCCTTACTGGGATGAACGTGAAGTTACTGCTGCAATTACAACTTTGCTAGAAGGAAAGTGGCTGCCTGCAGGGGAAGAGGTCAATAAATTTGAACGAGCATTTTCTAAAATGTTTAAGTTCAATCACTCAGTGATGGTCAATTCAGGTTCTTCTGCAAACCTGGTTATGATTGCTGCACTGAAGAAATACTTTGGTTGGCAAGATGGTGATGAGATCATTGTATGTGTTTGTGGATTTCCAACCACAATCAATCCCATCATTCAGAATGGATTGAAACCAGTCTTTGTTGATATCGATTATAGTGATCTGAACTGGAATTTAGATCAGATCCGCGAAAAGATTACTACTAAAACAAAGGCAGTATTTTCTTCACCCGTTTTGGGAAATCCCTACGACTTCGATAAGTTTCTCGATATTGTTAACAGGTATAATCTTCATTACATCGCTGACAACTGTGATAGTCTTGGCAGTAGGTGGAGAGGTGATCTTCTTACCAAACATGCCGTCGCAGCGTCGTGTTCGTTTTATCCAGCGCATCATATCAGCACTATCGAAGGAGGAATGGTTTCCTCTAACATTGAAGAGATTGTCCAGATCGCTAGATCTTTTGCCTGGTGGGGTCGTGGATGCTACTGTGTAGGATCCCAAAATAAATTGCCCAACGGTGTCTGTGGTAATCGCTTCGACCGCTGGTTGGAAGGGTACGACAAGGATGTCGATCATAAGTATGTCTTCGGCGTCCAAGGATACAACCTCAAGCCTGCCGATTTGCAAGGGTCTATTGGTCTTGTACAATTGGAGAAGCAAATAGAGATACATGCTATCCGTCGTCTCAACAAAGCTCGTCTTCATGAGATCTTCTCTAAGATCCCTGGTGCAAGGGTTATTGAAGAGAAAGAACATGCTGAAACCTCCTGGTTTGGAGTTCCTATTGTATATGAGAACGGTAAACCGAACCTTGTCAAATATTTAGAAGATCGTGGCATCCAGACAAGAAATTATTTTGCTGGTAATATTCTTGCACATCCTGGATACCGACATATTGAACCAGCATCTAATTATCCTAACGCATCTAAGGTGTTGGATAATGTATTTTTCCTCGGATGTAGTCCAGTTATTACTCGGGAAATGATTGACTACATAGAAGAGGTTGTTGAAAACTATACAAAAAACAATTTACAATGGCATCCAGTATGACACAGTATGTTAAAAAGGCACTAGTTCTTGGTGCAGGTGGCTTTATCGGTAGTCACATGGTAAAACGTCTCAAGTCTGAGGGATATTGGGTACGTGGAGTGGATTTAAAATACCCAGAATTTTCTAAGACAGAAGCAGATGAATTTGTAATCGGTGATCTTAGAGATACAGATTTTGTCTCACGTTGTCTTCAGTATAAAGGAACACAAGGAAACTTTTACAATTCAGTTCCTTATCGCTACATTCAAGTATTTGATGAAATTTATCAGTTTGCTGCTGATATGGGTGGTGCAGGATTTGTTTTTACTGGAGAGCATGATGCAGATATTATGCACAATTCAATATCAATCAACCTGAATGTGCTTGATAAGCAAGCAAAAATGAATGAGCAATATGGTGTAAATCGTACTAAAATTTTCTATTCTGGTTCTGCTTGTATGTATCCAGAGTATAATCAACTTGATGCTGATAACCCAGATTGTCGTGAAGAAAGTGCTTATCCAGCTGATCCAGACAGCGAATATGGTTGGGAAAAACTGTTTTCGGAACGTCTTTATTTTGCCTACAACCGCAACTATAATATTCCTGTTCGTGTTGCCAGATATCATAATATCTTTGGTCCCGAGGGAACCTGGGAAGGTGGTCGTGAAAAAGCTCCTGCAGCAATTTGCCGCAAAGTTGCATATCTTCCAAAAGAAGGTGGAGCTATAGAAGTCTGGGGTGACGGAAAACAAACTCGTTCATTTCTTTATATCGATGAATGTATCGAAGCAACTCGTCGTATGATGGACAGTGACTTTATGGGTCCAGTTAATATTGGATCTGAAGAAATGGTCACGATCAATCAGTTAGTAGAAACCGCTGCTAAAGTTGCAGGTAAGTTTGTCGATAAAGAACATATTGATGGTCCTCTTGGTGTTCGTGGTCGTAATTCTAACAATGATCTTATCCGAGAAAAACTGGGATGGGATTATTCAATGACATTAGAAGAAGGAATTGCTAGAACTTACAAGTGGATTAATGAACAAATTTTAAAAAAAGTTTATGCTGTTGATTGATGAATACAAATTATAATTCCGAACACGATACACTAAACAATCCTTTTCTTGGTTTAGAAAAAATTAAAAGAAATTTTTCTCAAGCATATCAAGACTTATTTGTCTTGACTATGCTTAAAGGAAAGTGTAATGGTAAGTACCTTGAGGTTGGAGCAAATCATCCCGTAGAATTTAATAATACATTTCTACTAGAAGATAAGTTTAATTGGAAGGGTATTTCTGTAGAAATTGATAACGATATGGTTGAACTATTCAATACAGTTCGCCATAATAAGTGTGATTGTGCAGATGGTACTACATTTAATTTTTTAAAAAAATTGGATGGTCGTAGATGGAAAGATAAAATTATTGATTATCTTTCTCTTGACTGCGAACCTGCAATGACAACTTATAAAATTCTAACTAGAATTCCCTTTGATGAATATAAGGTTTCTGTGATTACATATGAGACTGATGTTTATAAGGATGGACCAAAAGCAAGAGAACTATCAAGGGAATTTTTAAAATCAAAAGGATTTGAACTTGTTGCTGCTGATATTTGTAATGGTGGAAACCCTTATGAGGATTGGTATGTAGATCCAACAGTCATTCCAGAAACAATCTGGGGACCATTTATTTCTGAAGGTGCTGAAGCAAGAGATCTATTTGTATGTCGGTAAAAATTTCACACTGGTATGGAAGACTGGGTAACAATATTCAACAGTGTGCTGTCGGAAATATGGTTGCTGAGTTATTGCTGGGACAATTTGAAAGTATTGATCATGAGATTATTGCCAAACATCAAATAACATTTGGATATAGTGACCAAGAAGTATCATCAAAGTTCTTTTATTGGGAAGGTCCATACAAAGAAGTTAACTTACCAGATGGACACATTTATCGCAACATGCGTAGGGTGTGCAAAGAATATATTGCACCACATCTCAAACTACCATTTAGATCTCCTATTGATGATGACACTATTGTTATTCATATAAGAAGTGGAGATATTTTTGATCAAGTTCATCCTAACGGACATCAGTATACTCCTAATCCTCTTGATTTTTATAACAAACTAGTCGTTAATTTTGAAAAAGCGATTGTTGTTACTGAACCTGATACAAATAATCCCATTGTTGAAATTCTTAGACAGAACCCAAAAGTAACTGTACAGTCTTCTTCTGTTGTCGAAGATTTTGCAACATTAATGTCTGCAAAAAACTTAGCAAATTCTGGTGTTGGTACATTTTGTGTTGCTGCTGCATTATGCAGTAGTAATATTCAAAACTTTTATTGTACCGATTTGATGTTGACAGAACATCTAAACTATAGTATGCTTATCAATACTGATGTGAATGTTCATCAACTGAAGTTAAACAACTACCTGCAAGTCGGTGAGTGGACAAACACAGAAGAGCAGAGAAATTTTATTATTGAATATGTTTTATGAAAATATTTGACACATTCACTTTTTATAATGAATTGGATTTATTGGAACTAAGGATGAATATCCTTGGTGATACTGTAGATTATTTTGTTATTAACGAAGCAAATATTACTTTTACTGGGAAAGAAAAACCACTTTATTTCTTAGAAAACAAAGAACGATTTAAAAAATGGGAAAACAAAATTATTCATCACGTTACCATTGATGATAATACTACATTAGAAAAATACTGGAATGGAGTTCAATATCATCGTAGCATGATCGAAGATGATATTTACAAACTTCCAATTCATTATCAACGTGCATGTTTTCATAAAGATAGTGCAATCTATGCCTTGTTAAACTATGCACAAGATGATGATATTATTTTAACAAGTGACGCTGACGAGATTGCTAATCCAGAAGTAATTAATTCAATCGATGAGTGGTTTGATTTCAATAACCACTATATCCTTGTTGGTCCAGTTTATTATTATTTCTTAAATTTACTGTGTGAAAAAGAATGGATGGGGACAAGAGTTTCTACCATGAAAATGTTAAAGTCTATGAGTATAGATAAACTCAGACAGTCACATCAAAATGCATGGAAAGTTGAAAGCGGATCCTGGCATTGGAGTTTCTTTGGAGATGCTGATACAGTTCGTTCAAAAATGGATGCATACGAGCATCAGGAAAATAATCTTCCACAATTTAGAGATAGTATGGAAGATCGTATTAAAAATGGTGTCGATCCTTTTGGTAGAGATTATCTTTATACTCCACAAGTTGTACCTATTGATGATACCTTTCCCAAATACATCATTCAAAATCAAGATAAGTTAGCAAAGTTTATCAAGTGAACATTATTGAAGGCGTAGCAGTATCTAATCACTGCGATTATTCTTTTGGAGATCAGTCTGGGTGCATTGGACGTGTACCTGGATCGTTTATGAAACAGGCAGATCCATCTAACTTAGAGTTTTCTGAACTTGTAAAAAATAAGAAATGGATGACAATTTTTATTGATAACATTCGTCTTTATAATCGTTCAATTAAATGTAGTAATGATGAAGACCAAAAGTGGGTCGATGCATTACAGGAAACTAATGACATGTTAAAAACATGTAAAGAATTTCCTAATACTAATTTTATTATTTTTACAAATTTAGAAGATACTCCTATCACCGAAGATATTCACAATTTAATTCCCAATAATGTAAAAGCAATTTTTGGAGTTAATGCTGTTGGATTTGGTGGTAAAGTACATCCATTTCCCTATGGAGTACAACGCATTATTCATCCATCCGATAATAGAATTGCTATTTTACATGAGATGATGGGACGCGATGTAAATCCAACTAAGTTACTTTATATCAATCATTCAGAACACACTAATATTAGCGAACGCGGAAATATTAGAGAAAAGTTTGAAAAATTAAAGTATGCTACTGTAGATAATAGAATTTCATATGACATCTATTGTCAGCAAATTTTAAATCATAAGTTTATGATTTGTCCTCAAGGTAACGGTGTTGATTGTCATAGAAATTGGGAGGTTTTATATCTTAGGAGAGTTCCTATTATGAAGAGAACTCCATATCTAGAAGAACTGTATAAAGATTATCCAATTCTTTGGGTGAATGATTATGCTGATATTACAAAAACATTGTTGACAAACAATGAAAACTTATATAATCAAGCTAGAAATATTGATAATAATCTGCTAGACTTATATTCTGTATTCAATAGGGCGGTTAAACGTGCTAAAAATTCCTGATGTAACTCTGCTGATGTTAGCAGATATTGATATTCCAGATGCAGTATACGCTGTTAATAAATCTTGCGAAGAAATTGAGTGGGGTGCTGTAAAGTTTCTTGGAAGTAAGGGAAATCCAGCAGGTCTTTGTGATCAAGCAACATATGAGTTAACATATCCAATTCAGAGCATTAACGATTTTAATTTCTACTGCATTTATAATCTTAGTAATCATGTAGAAACATCTCATGCATTACTTATTCATCCCGATGGATATGTTATTCGTCCATGGTTATGGGATAATAATTGGCTTCAGTATGATTATATTGGAGCACCTTGGAGAAATGATCCAACTGCATACTTAGATCCTTGGGGAAAAAATCATAGAGTTGGTAATGGTGGATTCTCCTTGAGGAGTAAAAAATTATTAGAACTTCCTAGGCATGTAGTTATTCCTTGGGAAGTTAATGCTGGAGATTTTTATAAGCATATGAATGCTGGTCTATATAATGAGGACGGCAATATTTGCGTTCATAATAGGCATATTTTTGAACAGCACGGATGTAAGTTCGCACCCGTAGAAGTTGCATCTAAATTCTCCAGAGAAGAAACCTTACCAGATAGTGAGGAAGAAACTTTTGGATTTCATTATCATTTTCAAGATATCAGATGAAGGCAAACATATACCCATTGTGGTGGAACCCTTGGGGTGAAAAAGGACTCGATTTAGGCAATCATAGAATTAGTATCTCGATTGATAATTTATCCTTCGATCAAGACGCTGACTATAGGATTTTATTTCTTGCAGAACCTTATGCTATCGCACCTACAGTAAATGAGGGTGCTTTGAGAAATGCTCATTCGTTCGATAGAATTTATACATTTGGACAGGCAATTCTAGACAAGTATAAGACTGCTGAACTTTTTCCTTGGGGATCTTCTTGGTTAGATTTTAAAGATTTGAAAGTTAATAAAAAAAATCATATTACTTTTGTTACTAGTAGTAAAAGTCAAGCTCCAGGACACGAACTAAGATTAGCAATTCACGAGACACTTGCTACGCTTGATGAGGTTAATGGATTAGAAATCTATCAACATAAGTCTCCACCATTTCATGAAAGGAGAAATGATTTTTTTGAAACTGCATTATTTCATATTGCAGTAGAAAATTCTCAACAAAGAAATTATTTCACCGAAAAAATTATCGATTGTTTTGCAAGTAAAACCATTCCAATTTATTATGGATGTCCCAATATTGGGGATTGGTTTAATATGGATGGTATTATTACTTTCAATGATATTGAAGATCTAAAGAAAATTTTAGATTATGTTGATGAAGATTACTACAACAGTAGAAAATCTGCAATCGAAGAAAATTATGAAATTGCAAAACAATTTCATGGGGTTAATGATGTTGTTCCAAGACTAACAAGAAAAATTATTAAGGATGTGAAAAACAATGCCACTCAACGGATCTAATCAAACAAACTATATTCAAAAGGACTATGAGTTTCTTCGGGTTAAACCTGAAGGAATGAAAGATCTAAAGAAAAATTATTCGCAAGTTTGGCAAGATATCTTTGCCCTTGTTGTTAATTCTGCTAAACAAAATGGCACATTCATTGAAGTTGGTGGAGCACAACCTTTTATCGGAAATAATACCTGGTTACTTGAAGAGCAATATAATTGGAAAGGGTTTTCAGTTGAATTGGATCAGGAATTGTCATCAATGTGGGATGGTAATCGTCCACTAACACCGATGTTTCGAGCAGATGCTATTACTTTTGACTATGTTGCAAAGGTGGACGAACTAAATCTTCCTCGTCATATGGATTATCTTTCTTTCGATTTAGAACCACCTGCTATTACATTGGAAGCATTGAAAGCATTTCCATTAGATCAACTATCTTTCAATGCAATTACTTATGAGCACGATGCTTATCGCCAATGGGGTCCAATTTATGAGCATCGTGAAATCTTTAGTAAACATGGGTATGATTTAGTTGGAGAAAATCTTCGTAATGGGGGATGTACAATGGAAGAGTGGTTTATCCATGAAAGTGTAGATAAAGAACTTCGTGATGCATTGCGTCATGGAAATTGTGAAGCATATCAACTTCTTTTAGATCTATGAGAGTAAGTTTTTGCATTCCGTGTTATGAAAGTCACGGTAAATCTAAACAATATTTGTTTGAAATTTTTTATGCATTAAGTCAGCAAACATGCAAAGATTTTAATGTTTGGATTTCTGATCAAAGTCAAACTAATACTGATGTTCTAGAAGCGTGTCAAGAGTATGCTGATTTATTTGAAATTAATTATTTGAAAAATAATAATTCATTGGGAAATATATCTGCAAATACTAATTGTGCTCTTGGACATGCTGATGGAGAAATTTTAAAGGTAATGTTTCAAGATGATTTTATCTTGACTAAAACTTTGGTTGAAGAACTTGACAAAGCATTCCAAAATGATGTATTATGGGCAGTAACTGGGTTTGCACATACCATTGATAATGGGCATACACATTACAATCCCAAATTACCACAATACAATGATCGTTTATTAGAAGGGGTAAACACTTTAAGTTCACCTTCTATTCTCGCTATGCGAAATGGTCTCAACGAATTTTTCGATGAGAAACTTACCATGCTTATGGATTGTGATATGTATTATCGTCTCTATAAATATCACGGTGAACCCGCAGTTTTAACTGATTATCACATCTCTAATAGAGAACATAAAAACCAAACCCAAAGATTGCAAGAGCATCTTTTACCATCTGAAATTGAGTATTTGAAGGAAAAGTATAAATGATTGGATTTAATCATCTAGGTCGTCATGGTCGTCTGGGTAACCAGATGTTTCAATATGCAGGACTTCGTGGAATTGCCGCCCATCGAGGATTTGATTTCGCTATCCCACCGAGCGATTTTAAAGATCCTTGGACAGATCATCAATTGTTTGAAGCATTTAAATTAACTGGTCTTACAAATATTGCTGTTGTACCTGGACCTTACGTGCAGGAAGCATCATTCAAATTTGATGAAAATCTATTTAATAACATGCCTGATGGGCATAATGTTTATGGGTATCTTCAAACTACAAAATATTTTTCTCATATTGATAATGAAATTCGTGAAGATTTTCAATTTAAGAATGATATCTATGGACCATGTAAAGAGTTAATTGATAGTGTAGAAGCACCAATTGCCTTACATGTTCGTCGTGGAGATTATCTTGTAAATTCTGACAATCATCCACCATGTCCTAAAGAATATTATGATGAAGCACTATCCAGATTTGATAGTACTCGTAATGTTATTGTCTTTTCTGATGATCCTGAATGGTGTGGGACTGTATTTACTGATGACAGGTTTTTAATTTCTGAGGGTGGAGATAATTTAGCTGATTTATGCATGATGACCTTGTGTACAGACTTTATTATCGCCAATTCATCGTTCTCCTGGTGGGGATCCTGGTTATGTGGTAATGAAAATAAACGCATTATTGCACCTAAGAAATGGTTTGGTACAGGATATACTGCAGCACATGATACATCTGATCTATATTGCGATAATTGGGAGATAATCTGATGGAAGAACTTGAAATTTTAGAACAAGAATATATTTCACTCAAAGAAGCAACATTTATTATTCCGTTACGGATTGAGACTGAAGATAGGATGCGTAATATTATTACGACACTAGTATATCTTCTTCGCAATTTTGATACTACTGTCATAGTAAAGGAATTTGATAGTGTATCTACATTTGAAAGATCTGTTCTTCCTCAAATTCAACAAGCGTTGACTGAGGATCAATTAAAAAATCTTGTTCATATTTTTGAAGAAACTGATCAATACATTTTCCATAGGACAAGACTGCTTAATGATATGACACTGATGGCTAAAACGCCAGTAGTCATAAACTATGATAGTGACATTATTCTTCCAAAGCATGTCTATCGACAAGCGGTAGATTTAATCTTAAATGGTTATTCTAATCCAGCGTTTCCAGATGCAAAACCAGAACCCATTAAGGTTGTTTATCCTTATGGGTATGGTGATTATCAGCGTCAGGTATTTTTCAATGATGAACAAGCAACTAATTTTATCAATTCCAACTTTAATTTCTTAGCATTAACTGATACAAAAGTATGGGATGCTAAGTATGGTTTCTGTCAGTTCTTTGACCGCGAAGAATATATTCGTTTGGGTATGGAAAATGAAAACTTTGTATCCTACGGATATGAAGATGATGAAAGGTATCTTCGCTTTAATCAACTATCCCATGTTGCAAGAATTGATGATGCAATTTATCATTTAGAGCATAAGAGAACTTCTAATTCTTGGTTTAATAACCCACACATTGAGGAGAATAGAAAACTATTTGAATATTTGTCGCGCATGTCTCCTGATAAAATTTTAGAATACTATACTAATCAAACTTACATGGCAAATCGAGGTGTTATTCACGGGAAGAAGATTGGTGGATAAGAACAAAGCAGCATATAAACTAAATGGATTTCCTAAATGTCTGTGGATTAATCTAGATAGATATCCCGAACGTCGGAAATATATGGAAGATCAATTTTCTTATTGGGAGATTGAAGATTATTATCGCATTGTTGCCATTGATGGCAAGGAGGATGATCCTACATCTTATTTGAAAGGAACCATTCCACATAATATGAATCAGGGTGAGATTGCCTGTGTTCTTTCTCATCTAAGTGCAATTAAATATTTTCTATATGAAACAGATCTTCCTGAAATTATGATCATGGAAGATGATGTAGATCTTTCTACGGCTAAGTACTGGAACTTTACCTGGAAAGAAATTAGAAAAAGAATTCCTATTAATTTTGATACGTGTCAATTTACCATTATCAATCCTAATGGCATTACACTAAAATTACACCATCGATTTATTAATGATTTTTCTGCTGCATGTTACTTAATTACTAGACATCATGCAGAAAAGATCTTCAAACTTCATAATAGAGGATCTTGCTGGAAAATAGATCAAAACATTAAACCAAGAGCTGTATCTGAAGATCTAATTCTTGATAGTGGAAAAGGATATTCTACTCCATTATTCAATTATAGATTGGATCTTGGATCTGCAATACATGAAGAGCACATTGATATCTTTCATAAAGATAGTAGAAATGCTCTTGCAGAATTTTGGCAACATCAAGGTCCCGATCAGAAGATAGATGATATTATGGAACTTGATGAATATTGTGGTAGAATACCACCACAGGTTTATTTAAATCAACAACAATGAAATTAGTAGATCATATTGGTATTTTTGAGAATGCCGTTCCCGATGATATGTGTGACAATATCATCATTGCATTTGAAAATTGGATGTCTAAAAAGTTTATTCCTGAGGTTGAAGAGTGGACTGCTATTGGCGAAGATCAATTTCAAGATGGATCTTTAAGTAGAAAGGATGAGCAGTTATATCTTGAATATGTTGACTTAAGAATGGCAATGCAACTTAATACTTTTATTGGACAATGCTTTGAGCAATATGCAAAGTATTATCAGGGCATTGTTCAAGACAGTGATCCAGTTTCTTCGTGGTCAACTAAAGTTCAAAAGACGGTAGCAGGCGGTGGTTATCACAAGTGGCATTGTGAGAATGGTGTGTTTATGTATAGAGATCGTGTTTTAACTTGGATGGTATATCTTAATGACATTCCATTAGAAAACGGAGGAGCAACGGAATTTCTATATCAAAAACTAGCACTCAACCCAAAAAAAGGTACAGTAGTTCTTTGGCCAGCAGCGTATACTCATATGCATAGGGGTGGATTTTTGACTGGACCTATTGATAAATACATTGCAACAGGTTGGTTTCTTAGAGAA